TTCAACAACTGTAGGTCTTGCTTATCTCTTTGATAGTTGGACGATTGAACCGTTTGCTGAAGATTGGTTTGCACCCGCAACAAACTACAACGGGTTGAGTCCAGAGGCCTCTAATTCTACTGCCGGCGCAACTGCTTGGTACAATGAACAGAGAGGAAGAGACCAGGGCGGTGGTGCAACAACTATCAATAACCTAACAAGAGTAAAGTGGGCAGAACCATTCTACCCAGGACAAGAGTTTGTATGGACAGCAGACGATACTAATAATATGTTTATGGGTGATCGTACCGCAGATGATACTGCATGGAATCGTGCTTTCGCTATTGAATATGCTAGTAGTACCGCAACAGTTTCTCATACGGATGTAACAAACTTTGATGTTGCTACCTATCATGGTAGTGGGTACAACGCTACAGGCAAAACAATGTCTCTACGATATGACTATGGTGATAAGAAACTAAAACTGTATGACATCACTACTGCTGGTGCAGAGACATTGGTTGGTCAATCAACGACTGCTGTTACTGGTGGTCTGCCTATTCATCTTACATTAGGTGGTGCATCTTCAAAACTTCTTACGGCCACACATCGTTATTATGGTTGGGAGTATGTACATACAATTAACGGCGCATTGGGTAAAAGTTTGATGCACAATAACTGGCGTGCTAATAGACCATCAGCTCACACCGGAATATACAATGATGCTGGCTTGAGACATATTCGTGGACTCATACCCGGTCAGAAGATGGTGTGGTCATCAGGTAACACATTTCAAAATGGTAGATTTGGTGATTGGAAATCTTCAAACAATGCAACTGGTATCAGCAACCCACATTCAAGTGATATCTACTGGAACTGGTCGTGGATGTCTAATAGTGGAAACAACTGGAGAAACTTACAAGGTTGGACATTCAATACTTCCAACTCAAAATATAGTTCGGGTACACCAGAATGGAATGCTGGGTCTAATAATAACTATTCAGTCTCACTTAGATATAAGTCTGATAACAGTATGGACTTGTATGATGAAACTAACTCTGAAGTGATTGCAACGAAAGATGCAAACCTTGATGGTAGTAAGTTTCAACTCGTATGGACTACTGGTTCTTCTATCACAAATATCACAGATAACTTCTTTGGTGGTGGAGATGTCACTATAACAACAGTCTAAATATTAGTATGAATAAAATTGATGATGCGATTAGTGATGCCCTCGGTGTCACTAAAGAAATAAAACAAGAGATACTTGACCCTAAACCCGTCGCCAGACGCACTGAGATCGTGCCTAACGAAGGCACTGAACATATCGACATAGACTACAAGTACAGTAGGGAAAACTTCTACAGCTTGATTGAGCGTGGTCAGGATGCGATTGAAGGCATACTTGATCTTGCAAGAGAACAAGAACATCCTCGTACCTATGAAGTCGCTGGTCAACTTATCAAAACAGTATCAGAAGTCACAGAACGATTAGCCGACTTACAAGAAAAAATGCAGAAACTAAAAGAGGTTCCTGATAAAGGTCCCACTAATGTTACTAACGCATTGTTCGTTGGCTCTACAAAAGAACTACAGAATTTATTGAAGAACAAAGATGGTTGAAACTTATAAAGGCAACCCCAATCTAAAGTCGGCTCTAGTTCGTCAAGAGTTTACACAAGATCAAGTTAAAGATTTTATCAAGTGTTCTCAAGACCCCATTTACTTTATTCAAAAGTATGTTAATATCGTAAGTATTGATGAGGGTCTTGTACCGTTTAATATGTATCCTTTTCAACAGGATATTATTAGAACATTCCACGACAATCGTTTTACAATTTGTAAACTACCACGACAGTCTGGTAAGTCTACAGTTGTTCTATCTTATCTAATACATTACATTCTATTCAACGATCAGGTCAATGTAGCCATTCTTGCGAACAAGGCATCGACTGCTAGAGACTTGTTATCTAGACTACAGTTGGCGTACGAACATCTACCCGGTTGGTTACAACAGGGTGTGATGAACTGGAACAAAGGGTCGTTAGAACTAGAGAATGGTTCTAAGATACTTGCGGCATCTACATCGGCATCTGCCATTCGTGGTGGTTCTTACAACATTATTTTCCTTGACGAGTTTGCGTTTATTCCGTCAAACATCGCAGAGGCATTCTTTAGTTCTGTGTATCCTACAATCTCATCTGGTCAGAAATCAAAGGTGATGATTATCTCTACACCACACGGTATGAATATGTTTTACAAGATGTGGACAGAGGCAGAGAACGGTACGAATGATTTTAAACCTATTGAAGTTCACTGGTCAGAAGTGCCGGGTAGAGATGAGGCGTGGAAAGAACAAACGATTAAGAACACAAGCGAACAACAGTTTCTACAAGAGTTTGAATGTTCCTTCTTGGGTAGTGTTGATACTCTGATATCACCCACAAAGATACAAACGATACCGCATCAAGACCCAATGGAAAGAAGTGCTGGGTTTGATGTTTGGGAAAGACCTAATAAAGAACATCAGTATTGTATCACTGTTGATGTGGCCCGTGGTACTTCAGGAGACTATTCGGCGTTTGTTGTGATGGACATTACAACATTACCCTATAGAGTAGTAGCGAAGTATCGTAGTAATGAAATCAAACCTCTTATCTTTCCAGACATTATCTATCGTGCTGCAAAGACATACAACGATGCTCAAATACTTGTAGAGATCAACGACATTGGTGGACAGGTGGCAGACGCACTACACCACGATATGGCATATGAGAACATCATACAGTCACAAGTCAAAGGTCGTTTAGGTCAAATAGTCAGCAGTGGATTCGGTGATGGTGAAAGTGATCTAGGTATTCGTACAACCAAGTCATTAAAACGAATAGGATGTAGCACACTGAAACAACTCATTGAGGGTGATAAGATACACATACCTGACTTCGATATCGTCGTGGAGATGAGTACATTCATTCAGAAGGGGCAATCCTTTGAGGCTGAAGATGGTGGTACAGATGACTTGATGATGTGTCTGGTATTCTTTGCGTGGTTGACTGACCAACAGTATTTCAAAGATTTAACCGATGATGATATTCGTAAACAACTCTTTGACAGTCAGAAGGAAACTATTGAGGCTGATATGGCACCGTTTGGGTTTATTGATGACGGTGTACATTATGGGGAAGATTTAACTGCCTTTGTAGATAGTGATGGTGACTACTGGCGACCTGTAAAGAACTACCCTGATTTTAATTAGAGAACACCAGGACCTAAATCGTTTCTGTATTTTGAAGCACAGTTATGACAGAGAGGTGTGCTTTGTTCTATCAACTCTATTGCTTGTTCACGTTGTTCTGTTTTAGCACCGTGTCTCATTACTAAACTTCTTATCTTCTTATGATGTGGAAACCATTCAAGGCATACTAGTTCAGCCTCACCACATTGACACTGATAGTTTCTAAAACTATTCAGTAACCATCGTTTACGTCCAATATCACGCACTTGTGTGTTTGTAGAAGTCATTCACTTATTTATCGACACACTATCAGTGTGTTTGAAGAACCCAAAAAAACTAAATAACTGTACAATAAAAAAATTGAATCTGTAATCTTTGTGATAACTTGTAATACAAACCAAAGGAGAAATAGAAAAAAATGGTTGATCTAGTTTCACCTGGTGTTGCTATTAAAGAGAAAGACCTGACTACCTCAGTCAGGAACGAACCTACAAGTATTGGTGCCGTTGGAATTATTGCCGAAAAAGGTCCTATTGACCAGGTAGTAACGATTCAAAGCGAGCAGCAGTTGGTAGATATCTTTGGGAAACCAAACACTACTAACCACCAGTATTGGTACAGTGCCGCATCTTTCTTGATGTATAGTAATACATTAAAGGTAGTTAGAATTGGAACTACTGGCGCAGTAAACGCTTGCGTTAGTGGTTCAGCAATTCTAATCAAAAACAATAAGCACTACACAGATGGTGATGGTACTACTGGTCCTTATGACGATGGTTCCGCCAACGTGGGTTCTTGGGCAGCTCGTTCTGCCGGTTCTTGGGGTAACAGTCTCCGTGTTGAAACTTGTAACACGACAGCTGGTTTCTCTGAGAAAACTAAAACAACAACATCTGCTGTTGAACCAGCTGGCGAAACAGTCGTTGCATTGACTTCTGCCACAGGGTTCTCTGTCGGCGATATCATTTACCTACAAGAAGCAGATGGTCAGAAATATCGCGTTACCGCAATCAACACAAACAATGCAACAGTCACTCGATATCCAGCGACAACAGCAACGGGCCTTGCATCAGAAATTGCTTCTGGTACTAACGTAGACCGTGAGTGGCGTTGGGCAGATCAGTTTGCTCGTGCTCCTGGCACATCACAGTTCGCTACAGATCGTGGTGGTGTAAATGACGAAATGCACATCATCGTTGTTGATGAAGATGCTAAAATCTCTGGTGTTGAGAATGAAGTCCTTGAGAAGTTTGAAGCAGTATCTAAAGCTTCTGATGGTCTTACAGACGAAGGTAATGCTAACTACTATGCAGACGTAATCTACACAAGTTCAAACTATCTCTACTGGATGGATCATCCAGCAGGTGCAACGAACTGGGGTAGTCTTGCTGCTGGTGTAACATTTACTGTGCCTACAAACTCTATTGATGCCGCAAGTCTTACAAGCGGTGTTGGTGGTACAACAGCACCAACAGAAGGTCAGCGTCAACTCGCTTACCAGGAACACTTTGCTGATCCTGATATCGAAGATGTTAATCTAGTTATTGCTGGTCCTGCCAGTGTGGGTAATACTGGTAACACAACTCATGGTGTATTCATCACAGACCTCGTTGAAAAACGTAAAGACTGTGTTGGTTTTATCTCACCAGATAAGAGTGATGTTGTCAACGTAAACCGATCTTATACTGCTGCTTCTAATGTCAAATCTTACTTTGATCTTTTAGGTAGTTCTTCATACACAGTATTCGATTCTGGTTACACAAAACAGTATGACAAATACAACGATGTCTATCGTTGGGTACCTTTAAATGGACACATCGCAGGTTCTTGTGCTCGTACTGATTATCTTGAAGATCCATGGTGGTCACCCGCCGGTATCGCAAGAGGTCAGATTCGTGGCTCAATCGCACTTGCCTTGAACCCAACTCAGACAGAACGTGATCTACTTTATCGTGCTCGTATCAACCCAGTTGTTACGTTTCCAGGCGAGGGTACAATCCTCTTTGGTGACAAGACAGGTCTGGCAAGAAACAGTGCGTTTAATCGTATCAATGTTCGTCGGTTGTTCCTTACAATCGAAGAAGCAATCAAAGTTGCTGCTCGCTCTGTACTCTTTGAGTTCAACGATCAGTTTACTCGTGATAGTTTCAAAGCAATGGTTGATCCTTACTTGCGTGATGTTCAGTCTCGCCGTGGTATCATCGACTACCTAGTTGTTTGTGACGAAACAAATAACACAGGCCAAGTCATTGATAACAATGAGTTCCGTGCTGACTTCTACATCAAACCAGCAAGATCAATCAACTTCATCACACTGACCTTCATCGCAACACGAACTGGTGTTGATTTCGCTGAAGTAGTCGGACGCGCCGGATAAGGGGGAAATGAAAAATGGCTAATTTAAATACATTTGTTCAACGCCTCGCCGGTGGCGGTGCTCGTGCTAACCAATTTGAGGTTAGTATTGTTGGTGGTCCTTTTGCTGCAACAGACTTGTTTACATTTCTGTGTCGTTCTGCTCAGGTCCCATCACAGACAGTTGGTGAAGTTGCTGTACCTTATCGTGGTCGTAACATTTATGTTGCCGGCGAACGTGTCTTTGATCCTTGGACAGTAACAGTCTTTTCTGATGCTGCATGGCAATTACGCGGTCAGTTGGAGCAGTGGTCTAACCTTATCCAGAATATGGGTGCGGTGACAACTGGTGCTACATCACCCGAAGCATATTATGGTGAGGCTATCGTCCGTCAGATGGATCGTAACGAAGGCACAATCAATTCATATACTCTGTTCCAGATTTGGCCACAGGTTATTGATCCAATTGATTTGGCTTACGATGCTAACGATGTTGTTGAGGAGTTTGGTGTCACATGGCGCTACAACTACATGACTTCATCCGGTGGTGGTGGTACAGTATAAAATAGTTCTGCTTAAATTTGTATAAATAGATGTATG